CGTGTACCGGTAGGCAGAAGCCTATTTATCGGAAGGCATTTGAACAGATGCCACCGAAGGTGACGAGAAAGTGGAGTGTTAATACGCCGTTTGTGAAGGTTGAGAAATATACCTTTTGTGATAAGAAGCGGAGAATACCTAGGGCGATCATGCCCAATCACATATGGACGCGCGCGTACATGGCGCAGTATTTTAAGGTTATAGAGAAGGAGATGAAGAGCTGGGTCTTACCAGGCCAGCGATACCCCTTCATTGCTAAAGGAGCTTCCTCAGGTAAGCTTGCCTCTCTTTTCCTGGAGAAATGGTCTACTGTGCGCCAGCCCGTTGCGCTCAGCTTGGATGTGACGAAGTTTGACTCGAGTATCGGGCTTAAGCTCAAGAAGATTGAGAATCTGACTTTCAGACAATTCTCTGATGATCCTAAATTCAGAGAGATACTGAAGTTTCAAGAGCAAAAGACCCGGATCAAGTTACGTTATGACGAAAGGGGTAAAAAGAGGTCGGAGACGTTTGAGCAGGATTGTATAGTCAGAGGATCAGGGCACAACCAAACCGGTTGTGGCAATTGCCTTGTGATGGCTTACTCTTGTTTTGCAGTGTTTTACGAGCTTAGGGTGGAATTTTTTGTTAATGGGGATGATACTATTGTTATTGTTGCTGCTGAAGATCTAGATGAGGCGATAAATAGGATGCACAGGTTTAGTTACCTGGGTCTAACTGTTCGAGTAGAACAGGTTGAGTCAAACTTAGAGAAGATCGAGTGGTGTCAGTGTTATCTTACAGAGACGGAGGTTGGGTGGCGGTGGATTAGGAAAGCAGATAGAGTACTATCCACCATACTTGCGAATGTTGAATATAGGGACGCTAAGTATTTGGGGTTGTTGGCGAACATCGCGTTGTGCGAAGCGTCAGTCAACCCGGGCCAACCGATCGTTTCACCCTTGTGTGCACACATTGCTTCCTTAGGTGTGAAGAAAGTACGTTCCCAGTACGATTCGGAGAGTCAGAATCGATGGAAGCTGGAAGGTTCACCTAGTGAGAAGGCAGTACTGTATGAGGTTAGCCCAAAGATGCGATGTTTGTTCGAGGAGAGGTATGGTGTCTCGCCTGTGGAACAGCTGCGCATAGAGGAGCAGTTGTGTTCGAGCCAATTCTTGGCAACTGTACATGAATATGACTGGATGGCCAACGATACGCACCCGGTTGGTGTGGGAGAAACTCGTTGGTAATTATACCACGCGCTTATGGGGTGGGAGCGCGTTATAAATGTCCACCCCCAGCGGGTTGTGGGAAGTGATGCCCCAAAACTAGAATATACTGTAGTGCTAACCAGAATGCCAAGAGACTGCACGGCGGCCCTTATATAAGTTTTCCCATGATGTACAGTCCCGTCTAGCATAGCGGTGTCCGTGAAAATATGCAAAAGAAGAACAACGCGCGAAAGAACAATAATAAGGCCAATGCTAATAAGCAAGTGGTGG